TTACTTCCCATTTTGGGTGATCTGATCCGGGAGTTCTTCAACTCTGTAGAGGTTCTGTCGGCCTGGGTACTCGATTGACGTTATGCCCCAGTTGCGCACCGTTTCTGCGGTGACATCGTAGAGGGCACAGATGTCCTGTAGCGTGATCAGCCCGGCCTCAACGCGGGCAGCTCGGTCTAGGTCGCTCAGGTGATTCATCGTCTCCTCAGCAAAGTGACGAGCCCCCTCAGCCGCGGCGTCTTTCAACCGCTCGTCGAGCTCTTCAGGCGTCAGTTTGATGTAGCGCTCTTCAGTGGCCATTACTGGGTCGGGTCGGTGTGAGTGTGTAGTGGTCAGTCGTTTTGCCAGCCTCTACGAACTGAGTTTTTGATGTTATCTCGCACTCACATGCCGAGGCGGCCTGGCGATGCTGAGGTCAAGGTTTCCCGGAGCTCCAGCGTAATACTGCCCTTCGAGGTACTCCTCAATCGTTGCTTTGGCGGCGTCAAAACTACGCTCAACAGCGATAGCCCACCCCTTCGATTGAAAACGTCTCAGCCACCATGCTTGCTCGGCGCGCAGACGACCTCCAGAGCTCTTGAGTTCAAGGGCGATACCAAGGTATTTGATCAGGTCTACCCCATCTTTCTTCTCACACCACATTGGGTATGGCAAAAGCAAGTCCGGCACGCCTTGACGCGTGCCCATCTCCTTCAGCTTCTTCGCCTCCGCGCCGTGACGACTACCTCCATTCGGCACATGGAATAGCAGCTCCAGCGCGGGCTTTGTCACGGACTGCCGATCGGCCCACTCAATAACAGCCTTGTGGATATCTTCTTCAGTCTGGCGGTCGGCGCGGTACTCTTCAGTGCTCATGCTCTTGTTGGCTGTGTCCTGCTCCGCTTGCTGTTCGCTCATAGCTAATCAGTGCTTTTGGATGATAAAGACGGTGTTTTGTGTACTAACTGTACACGAGGTTGGGGATAAGCTATAGCTTTTCTCGACGGTACTCCTTCGCCCGCTCTCGGAGGTCTTTGCGCAGAGACTGAGCAACCTCGTCGTCGACCCCGGACTTTGAAACGAGGGCTTGGGCATCGCTCTCGATACCTTTGATAACACCAGTGACGTAAGCGTGCCGAACAAGGCTTGCCACCTTCTCCCGGAACGATGGAAACTGATCGTCAAGCGCTCGGCTCATCACCTCGTGGATATCTTCATCCTCAGAGGAGATGTAGGTCGGAAGATCAAGGTCTTCGAGCTGCTCTAAGTTCGGAATTGCTCTTTTGCTCATCGGCTCGTATCGTTGATTCGAGAGAATTCGATCACCCAAACCCAGTCGTTACGCTCCCACGCGCCCTCGCCGTGGATGCTATTCCAAAGCCGCATAAACGCAGTCTGGGCCCCGAAGCAAAAACTATCGCCACTGGAAAGCACATCCTCATAGGCCGAAGCCATTCCGGGCACGTCTACTCCTTTCACCTCCCGTACTCCCTCTGAAACTGCATCTTCGCGACTTATGCTCTGCACTCGCTCCACCCGCACATCTTCAACGCGGAGCCGCAGGCGACACAGTTCACGCGGCATGTGGATGCTCGGGCGTTTGCGGCCTGCTGTTTCTTCAGTAAGCGGACCTTCTCCAGGAGTCGCCTCATACTGAACGTCCTCACGCCCCAGCGTGGGGTGCTTCTCTGATCGAACCAAATCAGCCGGAGCATACTCGTCGAATGCCTTTTCAAATCGAAATACTTCTCGCACGTACAGCACATCCCCAGGCTTGCCGTATGGGCAGGTCCACATACAGGAGCCTTCGTCACCATATTCCTCACCGCTGTGAACCTTATCTTGGTACGTCCATGCGCACCACTCAGGCCCTCCTGCGTAGGCATCAAGGTAAGAGTCTTCTGGCATGGTTTCGGGCGGCTGCGGCTTCATGATTCGCCGCGTCTGGGTCTTTCGTCCACTGAGGATGCCCCTTATCGACCATCCGTTGAAGATGATGGGGTGCTCTTTCGCTTCTGCAGTCGTGGTCATGGCTAGTCAGTAAGCTTAGGATTGAGTTTGAAGGTTGTCTTTCCCATCCGATGCCCGTGGCGCGTCACGATCTCGGACGCCCGGTTCAGTTTCTCCCGCGTCTCAGTAATGCTGTCCACTGTGATGTCTTCCCTCCGACTTTCCGGCAAACACGCCGCCGCCTCCCAGTCGCTCAGGGCCTCCTCTTTCTGGGTCTCCTTTCGCATACCAACAGGATACTCCTTCACGGCCGCTTTGCGAAGCAGCTGAACGTACCGGTGGGCGAGGGAGTCCTTGTCCTCTAAGTAGGCCAGCAGGTCACTAGCGGACTGTATCGGGGCAGTCTTAGGCATAGTCGAATCGTGGCTGCTTAGCTTCTTGGCGAAGCGCTCTTGCGGCTGTCTCGCAGTGCTCCTCTTTGACTTCGATCAAAACGCACTCTCGATCCCACCTCATCGCCGCCAATCCCGTCGTCCCGCTGCCAGCAAAGGGATCGATGATCGTGTCATCAGGCGCCGACCACCACTTGACGAGCCACTCGACGTGGCCGAGTTTTCGCGGTGTTGGGTGGTCTCGTTGCTGTCCGTTTGGATCGGGATCGATATACCGACCTGGAATCACGTGATGGCCTTCTCGTGAAGGGGGCGGCTTACCGAAGAGGTACGCCACATCACCGGTATGCAAAAGACGCCCGCGATACCCCTTACGCGGTAGCTCCAACCACGCGACTCGAAAAAGATCCCACCAGTCCGGTACAGCATCCAGAAAACGCGGGTCGGTGTCACAACCTAGCTGAATCGCGATTCTCTCTGTCTGCGGCGAAACCTGTTGCAGGGTTGACCGAAGCAGGCGCTCAGGATCCTCGCGGCCTTCGAGCGGAACGTCAGCACCCGGCCATACCGGATCAGTGACGACTGTATCAGCGGGCAGGTGCGGCAAAATGTCTCGGCAGTCGGCGTGGTAAAGCATGATGTCGCCGACCGTGGCGTATGGGTCAGTCATGGCTCCTAAAGTTGCGTCGTGCAGTTTCGTGTTCGTCATGGTCGTTTAGGTTCTCCCCGCACTCTGGGCACCAGTGCAGATGTCCATTCCCGTCGCACCGCCTGCACTTCCGATACTTCTCCCCAAACCCGTATGGGTGCATGACCGCGTTCTCTCGATAGAGGTCAATCCACCCTCTCTCGCACTTGAGTCGTGGACAAGTTCGAGTGTGAGTAGGGTGATGCCCACACGCGGGGCAAAGGCAGTCGCTGTATCTGGCTTGAGGGTCCATGGCTCTATTGTTGTTTCAGAATCCGAATCGCAGTGCGGCACTCTTCAGCGGTCAGCATTCCGACATGGCGACGATGCTCAGCGAGGCCCAACATCTGGCCGAAAAAGAAATCGTACGCCTTTTGCCGATCAGTGCCATTTTCTCGCCACATCGGGTCGAACAGGTCGTGCACCTCCGAGCGCAGATCCCTCAACTCAGCGTCAGCAAGGAGACCAAGCGGCGCCTCGTCTGAGTGACTGGTCTCTGCGCCATGCACACCGACTCGTGCATGGCAACTGGTGCACACGTAGAGCTTCCCGCCGCCGTCGTAGGACTGGCCGTAGAACTCTTCGTGCGTCACGAGGTCGACCTCCGATCCGCAGTAGCGGCAGTCGTCTGGCGGAGGTGGGGGATAGGTGTCTGGTAGGGGCTTTGTCTTTGGCATGGCGTCTCGCAGTTGTGAGAAGTCAGTGAGAAGAAAGTCGCTGGTGTATCTGCGTTGGGTCAAGGCCTTGCTGTCGGAGCTCCTCTTCGAGCTCGTTGTGGCGCTCCATCAGGTCGGGGCTCACGCTTTGGTCTCGCTCTTGGCGAGCCTCGATCTTGGCGTGTGCGTAAGCGTATCGGCACTGTGTGCGGAGCGGGTCCTCTAGCCGGCCAAAAAGTTTCTGAGCGGCCTCGTTTATGGCCGTGCTCATCGACGTCGAGTCAGGCATTTCGGCTCATCGGGTCTTGGTCGAGAGGCTTTCTGGCAAAGATCGTGGAGCGGATGGCGTAGATGTCGGGAACGTCAAGCATTGGTTTTGAGGCGCTCGCGAGCCTTAATTTTCAGAATGAATCGTCGCTCATTCTCTTCAGGACGGCAGATGCCAAAGTCGTCTCGCTCTAAGGCTGGCACCGTCTTCACGGCACCCCACACCTCCTCCTCAGTCAGCACCTTGCCCTGCTTGAGCCGCCGCCGCGTTTCTCGCATTGGCTCGATCACCCGCCTAAAGTCCGCAGCGGAAAGATCGCCACCGTACCGCAGTTTATCGTCCAACTCCGGGTCATCGGCCAGCCGGTCCACCGCGTACAAGATTTCCCCCTTTGTATACTCGCGCTTTTCGAGCCGCTGTCGAAGAGCTTTTTGCCGAAGGGGTTGCTCGCGAATGTCGGGCTGCACCTCCAAGGCAAGCCGAGTGAGGGCGCCAGTGAGCTCACCACTCGAAACCGGAGAGCTCCACTTCTTGCTCGTCAGGGATGGAGTCGCCGGTAGATCCGGCAGGCCTGGGTTCTCCTGAGTCCCGTTCGCTCGGGGCGAATCCATCTCGGATCGCTTCGGGGTCGGTACGCTGCTTGTGTCGTTGCTCATAGTCGGCAAGAGCAGATTGGAGAATCTTGTCGAACTTTGTCGTGCCATCCTCGTCAGACTTTCGAAGGCTGCCGAGACTCTGAATTGTGCGGTTTGACTTCCACCAGTTGTCGGTCTTCAAGAGCCAGCCGAGAGTGATGCGTACGTCGTCTCGGCTGTAGCCGTCGAGGTTGACCACCTTCCGCAGAACATCTGCCCACTCGGAAGCGATCTTCCCTCGTCGCTCCGACTTCAGTCGGCGGCGGTAGTGGCTGCTGAGCATCTCGTTGCGCTCCATCTGACCGAGTACCCATTCAGCGGCTACCCATCGCCAATCGTCTGGTAGATAGTCCCAGCGAACGGGGTGATCCTCGGGTAAGGGTTGAGCCTTCCAAGCGTCTCTAAAAACTGCGCTCTGCAGACGGTCGGGGAGCGTCGCATCAGCGGCGCTCACCCCTTTAGCACCTTCAAGGGGATTACCTTCAAGGGGATTACCTTTACTGGGGTACCCAAAATCTTGGGGGGGGTGGTACCCAACTTTTTGGGTACCTAACTTTTTGGGGTCCCCAAAATCTTGGGGGGGGTCTTCCGTCTCTTCTTCCTCTTTGAGCGCGGTCAAATTCCAAGTGCTTGGTGGCGTTGTGCGATGTATATTTGTAGTGCCAGGGCGCCTCTCTCGCTTAACCATCGACGCGGATCGGAGGCTCTTTAGTGACTTCCTCAGCGTGGGCTCACTGACGCTTGTGTCGTCGCACATCTTCTCCAAAGACGCTGTGCATTCCCCTCGTCTTGAAATATGGCAAAACACGCGGAACTCATGCGGACTCAGGTCTGCATCGTCAAGTTTTGCCGGGATAAAAGGGGTGGGTGTGCTACTCATCAGAAAGATTCTCAACAGTGTTCAAGTCGCGTATGAGCTGTGGCTAAAAGGGAAGTGCCTCATCGTCCTCGAACGCCTCGTCGTTGGCCTCTCCGGATGCGGTGTCCACGTTCTCAGCCGCTTCCTTCACGTCGTCAGGGTCAACCTTCTGCGCTTCTTCCTCTGCCCCTTCTGCTTCTTGCTGGACGCGGTCGGCCTCGGCCGTTTTGAGGCGCTCAATCGTTTCCTCAGCCCACTCCTCAGGCCATTCATCAAGGGGGTGATCCGAGGGCACCTTGCCTGCGTTCGATATGATGTCGGCGGCATCCGTGCCGTCCTGGACCTTTTGGACAAGCCAGTCGGACGCTTGCTGGTACCAGCCATCCGGCTTTCGCTGGATGACCTCACCGGTCTCGTAATCCACTTCTACCGATTGGGTGGCGCTGTTTGGGATGTCTTGTACCTCCGTCTCATCAAGCCACCCAAGTCCAGCGAGGGAGAGGGTCACGCGCCGCTTCGCCTTCGTCTCGGCCTTCATGATGTCGTTGGCAAGATCTTGCCCGCTGGACCGGGACGTATCCACAGCACCAGTCGCGACGTCCGTGCGGCCGTGTTCTGTCTTTGCGTAGGCCCGCACGACTAGGATGTCATCGCGCCATGTCTCTTCCATGTCTGTGATGGATATCCCATGGACGGACCGGAGCTGCTCCGCCGCGTCGCGCTTGGCGTACAGGGTGAGCTGGCCGTTGAGACGGATGTACTCGAATGGCTTCGTAAGAGGGTTCAGCCCGACCGACTCGCACACCTTGCGGTAGTAGTCAAGGCGCTGCTGAGGCGTGAGGTTGGACAAGTCCCCGTCTAGTAGCGCGTCCTCAACGCCCTCCACATCAGGGCGCTGCATCATTTCCCCGTTGCCTACGGCCTTCGCTGGTAGGGTCTCTGGATCTTCCATGTCACATGTGCGTGTCTATGATCGAGAACACGAGTGAATGCCGACGCCACCGCTCCTCTCGGTGACGTTTCGCGGTCTCTCTCGCCGCTCATCAGGGCTCATCAGGGCCACTCAGGCACGGATCGGTTTTCCGTCTACCCCGAGCATATATGACCCATCACGCTCATAGGCGCGGTTGGCGCGGCGTGCCTCACGCCCGCGCGCCTCCCTAAGTAGCTCTTTCACCTCAGGGCAAGGGTGCTCAACTACATCGAGGGACATCTCACAACGACCGGTCCGCCGGAGCAGGTGGAGCCGCAGGCACCAATCTTCTAACCCCGCTAGGCTAGGCAGCAGGTGGTACCCGATCTCCTCGTAGGTGCCGAAGTGCGGCTTTCGCCTCCAGCCCTTGATGAGGTTACCGCTGTCATCCATGATGTACATCTCATAGGGGTAAGCCAGATCGCGGGCCCGCACTTGCCAGGCGGCGTAGTGAAGACCAAATGCGCGCCCTGTCTTGGCTGGGCTCCCAGGGCGCTTTTGCGTCACCTTGTCGATAGGAGCGAGAGTCGCCCCGGGCGTGTCTAGTGCGTCAGTCATGACAAATCACCTCGTGATGATCGGGTGTGATGTCGGTTTCAGCTAGTCGTTCTTTTGCGTCTTGGGCGGCCCAGTGCAGATGCTGACCGTTCTCACGAAGCCGCCTCGCCGCCTGATAGACCCGACCTACGTCCTTCACCTGAGGCTGCCCGTCTAGCACGCTAAGACGCTTGGCGCCCTTGATCGCGTGCGGGCTGAAAGCCCTGCGCCGGGGCAGAAGGACCCGGATCGCGAGGCAGGTACTGCCAGCGAGAAGCCCGGCAAGGATAGGCGAGAGGTACCAGATCCAAGTCATGGCCGCCGCTCCTCCCAGCCATAGGGCTGATCAGGTTGGCCAGGTCGCTCTTGCCGGGGCTCGCCTTTAGCAATGTCGTGCCCCAGCCCAATCACCCACGCAAAGATCGAGGCGATCATCAGGGGGGCACAGGCGGCCAAGATGAGCACTTGGAGGGGGGTTAGGTTACTCATTGTCATCACCTCCCTTATCCTTGCTCCTCCAGTCAGCGTGATATCTGTGACCGTTCGCTTTTTCATATTCCTTGAAAAGATGGCGTATATCCGGCGCAGTCATATCACGCTTAGCATTCATCACCTTCGCGAGCATGCGGGCACGATACGACGCGTCCTCGTCTTGCTCATCTTCACGAGCGACGACATGGGCGAACGCCTTGCCTTTGTAGAGAACTGTCCAAACTCTTTCCTTTGAAAGCACAGCTTTGTAAAGGTCAGGGAGGTCATTCATGCCGACACCTCCGCGCCCTGGCGGCGCGTCTTCTGGCGGATCTGAGCAAGCACGAGCTGCACGCCCTGCACGTTGTCGCGGCACCACGCCTCCCAGGCCGCATCTCCCCACTCCTCCGGCGGATCAATCGGCTGGGTGCGCTCCTTGAGCTTTGAGAAGAATTGGTGCTGCGTCATGCGTTGGCTGAGCGACTCGGTGATGACCGTGATCTCGTACCCACTAGTCGAGCCGTGGTCGATGACATACCCCAGCGTCGCGTGCTGGCCGTAGCGGCGCTCCTTCTGGGGGTAGATCAGGCGAAAACCGCCGTTGCTGCGGTCGGTGCTCATGAGTTGCTCGTAGGTGTGGAGGGAGCCGCTGAATTCCGGCTCCGGAACCTTCGGTGGTGCTTTTGTCGTAGGCATAGGTGCTTGATAGTTGATGAGAGAGCATCGCGCCCCGCTTCGGCTGTGACCGAGGCGGGGTTTCTGTATGTGTGCCCCGCTTTCATTCGGCGGCGCGGGGCAGGCCGCCTAACAGTCTCCCGCACTCTGCACACCGATATCGCTTGTCTTGTGTGTAGAATGCGAGTGTAGAGCGCCAGCGCTCGGTCATTCTCGTCCGACACCGCCGCGAGGAGGCGGCTGGCATGGTGTCGTGTCGGCGCCATGGAGGCCCTTGTCGGCAGGTGGCGCCACACCTGCCCGCGAGTGGCTGGTGTGGTTGGTGATTGAGTCAGTCGAAAAGCCATGTGGACATCAGCTGCCAGTGGCCGCCATGCGGCGCCCCTCCGCGATAATCTCATCCCCCTCTTGCTTGATCTCGCGCCCGATCTCGATCACGATGGATCGGTTGCCCGCCTCGTAGGCGTCCCAGAGGCGAGACTGTAGCTGGTCCAAGTCGCGGTTGTTGTCGGTGATCGTCCCAGTCACGGGCACCTCGTCGGACACGGGTGCGATGCGGTGGCCCTCGTCGACCGAGAGGCTGGCAAGGCGCGTGTATCCCTCTGAGGCGGCTTGCCGGGCGAGGCAGATCATCGTTCCGCCATCCGGGGTGCAGTCGCCTCGCTTCCACGCGCCAGCGGTGCTGGGCTTGATGTCTGCCCAGGCGCTGATGACGTACCTAGCGCTTCGGCCCTCATCTTCGAGGTCGTGCCAGAGGCGCTGATATGCGTCGCGCCAAGCGGCTATGGGATCGGAGTCAGAAGTTGACATAGATGTCGGAGCAACAGGTGGGTGAGTTGAGCGTGCATATCAGCAGAGCTTAGGCGGGGACAGTCTCATCTTCCCCTAGTATCAGCTCTCGGATATACTCGCTCATAGTCAAGTCCCTCTGAGCAGCTTGCACCCGAAGCTGTGTCTTCTCTTCACTGCTGAGCTTGACGTGTAGGTACTCATCACGCTCCCGCTTGTCAGTGCCTGGCATGGCAGTTATGTTGCCTGTGATTACTGTCAACAATGCGTCTACGTACACACACTGTCTACAGAGTTGGTCCCTACTGTGTGTGTAGATAAAGTTAATAACACACTGTTTGTATGACTGACACCATCCAGCGAAGTCCGGTTCAGGACGAAATCATAGAACTGGTTAGGAAGTCGGATGAGCCAGTCCAACCGAAAGAGATGGAAAACCAGCTCAATCGCTCGCGCAACAGCATCAATAGTGCTCTGCGCAAACTAAAAGACGTCGGGGATTTGAAGCAGCCCGGATACGGTCTTTACGACCTACCGGAGCGGGTCGAAGACCAAGACAAACCAAAGGGGCAGCAGGAAAAATCTACCGAAAACGGCCCCGAAACTCTTCCATTACTTAATACGGAGGCCCACGCTTCGGAGAGCGGCGGGGCTTGGGAGATTGAGGTAGAAAGTTACATGAGCGTTGATCGAGACATTCTTCGGGCACAGTCCGGCGGGAATCCCGACCAAATGGCGATCATGACGGTCCCTGGCAACCAGATGAAGGGCACGATCAACCCTGGCGACCAGATTATCATCATTCGTCACCAGGAAGGGGATCGAATTTTGCAGGGTGGTGTCTACGTGTGGCTAAACGAGCAGAGGGGCGTGCTGATTTACCGCGCAGTCTGGCAAGACGATGGGAGCCTCACGCTACGTCCAGACAACGACGACTGCCCCAAGATCAACATCAACGAAATTGAGGCCCCCGCTTGGAGGCCAATCGGACGCGTTTTCAGAGTAATGAGAGCCCTGTGATGGAGACGGATGTGCAGACGGATATACAGAAGGAACTCCCGCTTCTCGATGAAAATGAGCTCGCAAAAGTTGCGGAGGGCAAGACGCCTCTTCCGCAGAGCGTAGATGAGCACATAGCGGTCGACAACAAGCTCATAGACACCATCGACGAAAGCCGACAGCAGGCCATTGCCCGCGTGCCGGGTGACTCGATGGCAGGAACCATTGCCGCAGAAGACCGCGTAGTGATAGAGATAGAAGAGGGGTGTCAGATCATGCAGGGAGCGGTCTACATGTGGGCCAATGGCCAGGGTGGCGTAATCATCATGCGAGCGCACTGGGTGGATGCGCGGACTGTGCGCCTCGTGCCTGACAATGACGACTATCCAGTCATTGAGCTAGAGGGGGATCGCGACAGCTGGGCGTGGACCTGCATTGCCCGCGTGACGCAGGTGTTGAGCGGGGTATGACTCGCGCCGGGCATTTGGAACGGCTGCCAGTATTGCCGTTGAGGCATTCGGTCGAGACCGGATCTCGTTTGAGGAAAGTAGTCCTGTCTTTGCACTCAAAACCCCACTTCTAGACTACTGGCATGACCTTTCTTCTCATTGCCGCTTTCTTTTGGCTGGGCTTCTCGTTCCTGCTCGGTTTGGCAGCTGCTGGCTTCAACCGGAGCGGGATACTGTTCTTTGTGATCTCGCTAGTCGTTAGCCCGGTACTTGCTGGACTGTTGCTGCTTGCCTTGGGTAAGAAAGATAAAGACGGCCAGACGGTTCGGGTTCGGTGTCCGGAATGTGGTGCGACGACGAAAGAAGGAGGACGGTACTGCTCAGGGTGTGGACGTGAGTTCCCGGCCTCACAACAGACAGCTCAACCGCAAGCGTCGGAAAAAGGCGCTGAAAAGGCACATCTCTCGACGGTGGGAGTCCTGCTCATGTTGGCGATCAGCTTCCTTTTCGCGCTTAGCGGCGCATACATGGGGACTCACCTTGAAGCGGTTCACCGAGCAGTGGGGCTGGTTGGGGGTAGTGGGATTGGCTTCTTACTTGGCTATAGCACGAAGTGGGTCTTTCCAAGTCAAATGACAACTGCTTGATTATTCACCCACCTCAGTTCCGGGTCGCCTCGTCGCCGCAGAGCCCGATGTTGATCGTGGCGTAGGTTCTTCTGTGAAGAAAGAATAAACCTCCATGGCCAATGAAACCCTATTAGTTTCGTATAGTGTAATGGGGTGCACAAACGGAGAGGAGGCGCGCCCCGACACGTTCGCTACCAACGAGAAACCACACAGAAACATGACTGATACTCAAGTTTCCCATGTCCCTTCGATTCCGAGTGCTCGTGAGATTCGCGAGAAAGTGCGGGAAGTGCAGTTGAATTGTCGAAAACGCCTTTTGGACGAATGGCAGTTCGAGCGCGCCTATGCTTGCTTGCAGGTCTTGAAGAGCCATGCGGATCATGAGGCTGTGAGAGATGCTCGTGTTCGCCTTTATCCTGATGGCGAAGAGCGTGGCGGATATAGCTACGACGGCACGCACTGCATCATTCGTTTACGTGACGGCGAGTGGAAAATTGACACCTATCGTAGTGGCACGCATGATCGGATGACAAAAGATGTAGCTGCGATCCTTGAGGTGCCTGTCTCTGACTCTGAAGATCCTGAGGCGGCCCGTGAGCTTCGAGAACACCTCAAGTCCGAGGGATGGGCAAAAGGTTCTGGATCAGAAATGCGGATCTACACTGGCGACATGAGCCAGTAACGAAAAACGCCCCGCACCGACCTGTCAGCGCAGGTGCGGGCGGGGCATTTTCATCGCTACCAACGACATAAACTCCAAAAGCCATGAAAAAATATTGGTCCATAGAGAGGCTCCAAGAGACTGCGACAACCCTTTACGAGAAGACAGCTGACCAAGAGGGCACACAGAAACTCGTGGTTGAGACCATCAACGACAATCGCGAAAGCATCGGCCTTGACCGCGTGACAAGGCAGGCCGTACAGAAGGCAGTGCGTGAAGGGGGGCGATCCAACGTGCGTCTCCTCTGCGATATCGTAGATGCGCTTTGGCCTCAGATGCAGAGCGTGAAGCGAAATGGCGTGCAGCCTGTTCTGCACGTAGAAGTTTCTGACCCTCAGGATCACACGGAGTCATAAACCCGATCCCTCTTTGTGAAGGAATGTGAAGATGCTCACTACACGAAACCAATAGGGTTTCTTTTAGTGTAATGGAGTGAAGAAGAGGGAGGGGGCGAGACGGGGCAGACGGCGAAAGCCACTCACTGACTCCTCATTCAGAGATACACAGAGCCATGAGACGCGCCGACACCTCAGACCTCAAGTGGTACGACGAAGGCGGCTTCAACGTGAGCCGCATCATGACGGAGGCTCACATGCTGGCCTCTACAAACGCCGAGTTCGGACGCGCGGACTACGCTGAGTACCTCAGTGAAGCGCTCCAGCAGCAGTGGGAAATGGCGAAAGAGTCCCGTGATGCCGTGAAGCGAGCCGGCGGCCCTGACGCGGTCCGCGACAAGGAAGAGCGCCGTCAGCAGAAGAAGAAGCAGAATGAAGCCAAGAAGGCGGCCGAAAAGTACGGTAACAAGAAGCGCCGCCTGGTGCTCTACGACGACCGCAAGGCCGCGAAGGACGCGCTGGACGGGGACCAGGTCTTCGACGGCTTCGGCAAGACATGGCGCGCCGACGCGGACACGCCTTCGCTCCACGGCTCGCAGTGGCTAGGCTACGAGGGCCGAAAGGTGTGCTACATGTACTACTACAAGGTGGACGATGCCGCACTGGACGAGATGGCTGCTGCGTAGTATCGTCGAAACGACAGCTTACCAACGTAAGGGGCGGGGCTCCTCATCAGCATACACTCAACCCCTACAGACCTATGACTGACGAAAGCACTCTTCAGAAGCTCGACGCAAGCACGGACTCCCTCTACATCGACGCCGTCCGGGAGCGGTGCAAACTCATCGCCACTTACGACGCGCCGGCTGGCTTGCTCCAGAAGGATGAGCAGGAGGTCGAGGTCTACGCTCATCCCTCTGAGGAAAAGGCCTACGTGATCCACGAGGCGGGTGGTCTGATGGAAGAAGAAGTGCTTCTTATCCCATCCAGCCGCATCACCTGGATCGAGCCGCTAATGGATGAGCTCGGCGTGGAGGACGATCACGCCACGCGCAACGAGAGCCCTGATGAGGCCCTGAGCGCCTCCAGTAAGGTAGCCGGAGGGCTTATGCGCGAGTCGATTGAGCAAAGCGGCCTCAAGGCTGATGTCCTGGAGGCCTGGTCCGACGAGTAGTGCCCTGCATCTGCAGGGATAGGCCGCACGGGTGGCGACAAAAAGCCCCGCCTGCCCTGGCGGAATGCCAGGGTGGGTCGGGGCTTACTGACTCCTCATCAGCAAAGACCTATACCTCCATGTCCGAAATACGATCCCGGATCAAGCTCCGTGAGCTTTCGACCGAGCTGGAAAAGGCTCTGGGCGATGCTGACCTCTCCCAGCGCGACCTGGCGGCGCGCCTCGACGTCACACCCCGCCACCTGCGGCGTGCCCGAAAGGGCGGTTATCCTGAGATGGCCGCGAGGGCACTTCGTGAGCTGGGGTACGAGGTAGAGCTGTATGCCGAGGTAGAGGCGCCGTAATCCCTTAGGTGATATCTTGTGAACATCTACCCTTGCGAACATCCATCTTATGTGGTAGTATGTGTAGTGGCTGGTGCTATTACATAGATGACAGAGTTATTTGAGCGCGTACGGCACCACCTTCGTCGGCTTTGGGGCGCGGAGATAGACGAGATTCGGATCGAGCGAAAGCCGAGCGGAAAGATCCACATTGTAACGACGACTGAAGAAAGCCACGAGGCGCACGAGGCGCGTCGTGGGTGAGGGCACATATGACCTTGACCAGCGCATGAGGCGCCTGGACCCGACACCTGCTCGGGGCTGGGCGCCTTTTCTTTTTGCTTAAATTTGCATCGACTTACGCTTACACAGACATGGATGTCGCCATTGTAATCGGCCATCACCCGGATGCGCCCGGAGCATCGATGCGGATGGGGTGCCATGAAATACATGAACACGGCTTTTGGCGACCTTTCGCTCACGAATTGGCTACAAGCGTCGTGGCGCGGGATCTGACGCCTCACGTGATTGAGCGCCCAAACGAAGACCCTGATGAGGCGCTGGCTCAAAAAGTCAACGAAACCGGTGCCGACGCAGCGATTGAACTTCATTTTAACGCCGCTGGCCGATCTGCAAGGGGTGGCACAGAGATGATACACTACCCAGGATCAGAGGGGGGGGAGGCACTAGCTGAGCAGATGCAGAGCCGAACGGTGGATGCTCTTGGCCTAGAAAATCGCGGATTGATCACAAGGAGGTGGCCCTTCCTTAAGCTTACAGAGATGCCAGCAGTTATCGCTGAGCCGTTTTTCGGGTCAAATGAAGAGGACGTCGCGCGAGCGCTCCCCCGACTGCCATCGCTTCAGAAAGCCTACAGGCATGCCTTGGCTACCTTTTGCGACTTGCACCGAGCTGGCGCTGAATGGGCAGGAGGGGTGTAGTATGGAGCGACAACCACCAAAAATCGGAGTGCCGATTCTGGATAACTTGCTTGCGGCGACATGGGCAGCCTTAGCGGCCGCAAATTTTTGGGTGACACCGTCGGTTTTTGCGAACATCTCAGTCGGGATCGGCGCCTTGGCAACGCTGCTTCTCACCCTCCTGAGGGTGTACGAGCACCTGGTGGGGGAGACGGTTAGCGAGACGCTTTCGACCGATTCTAGCACAGGTCGTAACCTATGAAAAAGCAAGTGCCAAATGTCATCGAGTACCTACGCGAGCGCAGGTGGATAGGTGAGGCTGGCGTTGGGTTTTTGGTGGCCGTTTTGGTCGGCTTCCCGATTCAGATCACCGCTCCGGCCGCTTCGGTATGGGAGGTGCCCCTTTCGCTTGTCTGGGGCGCTGGGGCTGGGCTGGGGGCTTTCCTGATCAGTGCCAGTCTTCAGCTAATCCAAAAACGATGAATTCAGCCTTAAACTACGTCGCTGAGCTGGAGGAGGAGACGATCCGTGAGGTGCATTCCGGGGAGATTGCTAGAACTGTTCTTTCAAATACTGCCCAAGAGAGAGGCTTCCCGAAAAAAGCCGGGGAGCTTGCTCATCGCCTCATCCGAGCCCACGAGAATATCGAGGCGTTCATCGCCTTCTACTATGATGGCGTGAGCCACGCGATGGACGCGTCTGATAGCCCTGAGGTCGACGGCAATGTCGCTGATGTGACGGTCAAGTATCCGCATGGCCGGCCGGTTCGGGGGTTGAGTCGCCTCATGCGCGACCATGACGAGGATCCGGGAGAGTGGGAGGTGGAATCTCTGGAGGTCAATGAGTGGCCCACAACGATCGGCGCGGAGGAGGGCGTGATCTACGTCAACAACTTCCAAGCAAAAGCCCGCCTCTCACGTAAGACTCGGGAGCCTCAGTACGAGCGCGTACGGCCAGTCGAGGTGGACGCGCCACCGACGCCCGACATTGAGACGGCTGAACGCCACCGGCCAGAAGGGTGGAAGACAGGCCTCATCATCATGGATCGCCAGACCGGCCACCGCCGAGGTGAGCAATCGTGGACCTATGACACGATTCACGACCGCGAAGCGATTGACCTTGCTGTGCAGGTGGCCGCAAAAGCCAAGCCCGAAGTGATCGTAGATGTGGGTGACATTTTGGATTTTGCGGGAGTGAGCTCATACGTCGGGACGCCTGACCTCAAGCGCTCCCTCCAACCTGCGATCTGCGAGGCGGCTTACGATAACGCGAGGCTCGCGAGCGCCGCCCAGCCGGAGGAGTTCCATATACTGGAGGGCAACCACGACCAAAGGCTAAATGAGAAGCTTTTGGAGGACGCGCGGGAGATGTATCAACTGCGCGAGGCGGAGGCGCAAATGAACGGCGGCCCGCCTGCGATGTCGGTGCCTGCTCTGCTCAACTTGTCGGACGCCGGCATTGAATGGCATGCTGGGTATCCAGATAACGAACTGCTGCTCAACGATGGCCTTGCGATCGAGCACGGCGACACGGCGAAAAGTGAGAGCGGTGGCACGGTGCGGTACCTCCACAAGTACGAGATATCAGACTATAGCCGCATTTTCGGGCACATCCACCGGCACGAGCTCGCGTGGACGACCAAATGGAAGGGCTCCGAGAGCCGCGAGCTCTGCGCTGCGTCCGGTGGGTGCCTGTGCCGGGTGGATAAGGGTGCCGTGCCCGGCAAAAAGGGACGGCAGAACTGGCAGCAAGGCTTGATCCTCTGCCACTACGACCCTCAGGGGTGGGAGCACGTCATTGAGCCAGTGCGGATTCGACCGGACACCCGCTCTGGCGCGAGTGAGTGCTGGTTCCGAGGCGAGCGTTTGCGGGCGGATCCGCCGACTGCCCAAGAGCTGAGCCACGCAACTGGATTTAACTTTACATAACCGAAATGACTAGCTGGGTCGAGTCACTTACTCAGGGCGCCGCTTGGCTCGGTGCGGGGGTGTTGCTACTGGCAGCGCTTGTGCTCGGCTATCAAGCAGGTCAGTGGACAGCGACGGAGAGCCCCCCCGAGGCCCGCATCGATACGGTGGAGGTGGGGCGCACCATCACGAGGCAAGACACATTGACGGAAACGGTACCGCGCACGGTGGTCAGATATGATACGGTGCGGAAGGTGGATACAGTCCGGCTTGCCGTGCCGACCAGCATAGACATCAAGGGCGTACTCCCGCCCTTGCCAATCGACATAGGCGATGAGGTGACGCTCACCTACTACGATACCCAAGCCCAACGGTGGACTCAGAACCGATACGACATTCCGCAGGACGACTGGCACTTTTGGCCGAGCGTATCCGCGGTCACAACGCCAATCGGTCTCCAAGCGACGGCCGCGGTCAACCTGCACTGGAAGAAGGTGACACTGAGCGCAGGGTACATGCAAGCGGTTGACCGCCGGGGGCTGGCGGTGAGGATTGAGCTTCGACCTTTCACACTGAGCTGGTAGCACATGACGTACCTCGATCTCTTTACGCAAGTCCAACAGGGTCTCGCTGCTCTTTCCGGTGTAGTCTCGCATGACAGTTGGGACGGCGCCGAGACGACGCCCGTCCGCTACGCGATCGTCAAAGACGAGCGGCGCCTGAACGACGCGCTCCAGGGTGCCGACATGGTCGACGGCTATGTGGACGAGATCAAGGCCATCGTGGAAGAACACATGGACGCCGCCCCACAGGAGGCAGTGGGCCGACTCCAAGAGTGGGCGCGTGCCGAGCTCTTCCGTGATGTGGACACGGACGTAGAGCTTCCCGATGACACGGCCGAGGCGGTGCGGAAGGTGCTGGATACGGATGCGCCCTTTGAGCCCTACACCGTGACGGAGGAGCACATTAAGGCCGAGCCGCGTGTGCCGATTTGGGTCCTTTCGCTGGTAGAAGATTGGATGGTGGAATAGAGACGCAATCTCGCTAATGCAAAGCCGCTAACAGAATGCCGATTGAGCCGCCGATATTTGGGGAGGTCCCGCTACAGGAGAAGAAGGAGGGGCCAGACGCCACCAGTGCCCTCACTGAGTACCGTAATCTGCACACGTCGCTGATCGGCTCAGCCGATGCGCTGCGGCGGCTTCCTCAGCCGGGAGAGGCGATGGTTCTGTTGTCCGAATCGGATTTGAACGCGTACACGCTGCTCTGCTGGGCGATAGAGCAAGTCGGGCCGCTCTCCGACCTCTTCCTCACGAGCTATAATGTTAACCAAGACATCATCCGCGCCTTCGGCGGCCTGCTTGACGACGGGCATACCGAGCGCCTATCCCTCGCCATCAGCCAAAGCGTAGAGAGCCGCCTGCCGGGCCGCGTGGCCGAGCTCCGGCAAATGTGGGCGTCTCATGCCGACCGGATGCGTGTGGCCCTGGCCTGGAATCACAGCAAGGCGGCGCTTCTGGAGCCAAGCGGAGGGGAGGCGCCCGTAGTGATCACAGGCAGTGGGAACTACAGCTATAACGCCAACACCGAGCAGTACGTCGTGCTGCGCGACAGGGATTTGCATGAGTGGATGCGTGAGGATCTGGAGCGTCGCTTCTACGAGACTCGCATGAACGACCGGCACAAAGTATGGGGCAGCGATGAGTAGACCGCAGGAAGAACTCATAGAGACCGCCAAGCGACGTCGCTACGCGCTTCGGTGCCGCCAGCAGGGCGCGACGTATAAGGAGGTGGCGAATGCCTGCATCGAGAAGTGGGGGAAAGAACAGCTTCCAAGCGGCTACGATGAGCGCTACGCTTGGCAAGACATCCATCGCGCACTCGAAAAGGTGCAAGAAGATGTGGCCGAAGAGGCCGAAACCGTACTTCGCCTCGAAATCCGCCGACTCGACGAAATGCAAAGCCGCCTTTACCCGGTGGCGCTGGGGGACGAGACCACGCCCCCCGACCCCAGGGCAGTCGACCGCATTCTGCGCATTATGAAGCGCCGCGCCAAGCTGCTCGGCTTAGACGAGCCGGATGAGGTAGAGCACAGCGGCGATGCGTTCAGCGTGACCATCACCCCGCCTGAGACCGATGATTGAAATTGAGGCCACAAGCCCCCAATATAGTTTCTTGCGGTCGCCTGCTCGCTACCGAGCGTTTATCGCGGGGGTCGGCTCTGGTAAGACGTACGCGGGTGTTCTGGCATCTTTGCTGGCGTGCCAGCGGGCCGAGCGGGGTGCTGTTGTGGCACCGACCTACCCCATGTTGAAGGATGTCGTACTCCCGACTTTTCGCGAGCTGGCTGACGAAGGCATTGACACGCTCAATAAAGCTGACCTGTACGCCGATATGAAAAACGGCTCTCGGGTACTTTTCCGGTCCGCGGATAAGCCTGATCGGCTTCGGGGGATGAATCTAGGGTGGGCGTGGGTTGATGAAGCCGCGATCATTGACGAGGAGACGTGGGACATCTTGCTCGGCCGGCTTCGCCTTGACCCGGGCCGCGCGTGGCTTACGACTACGCCCAAAGGTCACAACTGGGTCTACGACCGCTTCGTCGAGAGCCCTGGCGGGGAGCACGAGACAGTGCGCGCCTCCACGCGTGATAACCCGCACCTCCCTGAGGACTACATCCAGAGCCTAAAAGAGCAGTACACCGAGCGCTTTCGGCGGCAGGAACTGGGAGGGGAGTTTATCGAGGCGCAGGGGGCACTTTGGAGCTGGGATCACATCCAGCGGGCGAAAAGCGTCCCCCAAATGGACCGTATCGTGGTCGGCGTGGACCCGGCTGGTGGCGGGCTGGATGAGGTTGGGATTGTAGCCGTGGGCAGAGCTGGAGATCGCGCCTTTGTTCTGGGAGACCACTCAATGCAGGGCTCCCCTAATGCCTGGGCCGACGCGGTTGTCAGCGCGTACCACGAGCACGAGGCCGACCGGGTGGTGGCCGAGAAGAACTTTGGCGGCGAGATGGTGGAGTCTACCTTGCGCACGGCTGACCAAGATGTGCCTGTCAAAATGGTCAATGCCAGCCGCGGGAAGCAGCAGCGGGCCGAACCAACCGCCGCGCTCTATGAACAAGGGAAGGTGAGCCACCGCGGGCGCTTAGAGAACTTGGAAACCCAGATGACCACGTGGAACCCGCAGGAGGATGATAGCCCCGACCGCGTCGACGCCCTCGTATGGGCGCTGACCGAGCTTATGCTTGAGAACTCACAGCCAGGATTTGTCATCGCATGATCGTGTTGCTTTGGATGCTGTTATATCCGCTGGTGGCCGTGCTTGACACTGCCCTCCGTGTGATCTACACCGATACCGACATTGGTCGCCACAATCGGGGTCACGCTGCTGTCTACTTCGTTGGGACGCTCATCATGATTACCCTGCACTATGTTTGACTTCAGCGCCTCCCAAAGGGCAGACGGAAATGTCGTTGCCCCGACCACAGACGTAACCCTATCCAGCGCCTTTGGGCTTCTAGACCGCAACCGTCCTAGCGAACGGCAAATCCGGCGGCAGCTACGAGGCACGCTAGACGCTTGCCTTCGAGCACGAGCGAAGCTATTCGCCCGAGCCGCACTTCCTGGCATGGACAGCGAGGGATTCAAGGTGAAGCGTGTCACAGGGGACGGGATGGAAGATGTGGAGGAAAGTCATCCGTGGATGCGTCTTATCCGCCAGCCCAACGAATACAGATCGGCGTACGATACGTGGTACTGGTCGCGAATGGCGGCGGATGTGCAAGGAACGGCCCCATTCATCGTTCGGGACGATGGCGTAGGACGGCCGAGCGCGCTTTTAGAGGTTTTCCCCTCCTTCGGGCAGATGCGGGAGCGGCTCAACCGAGAGGGGGGAGTAACTGGCTACGTCTACCACCGGTCAGACGGGAACGATATCCGACTCAGCGCCGAGGACGTAGTCACGATCAAGCGGACAGACCCGACGGTGCCACACGGCACGATATCAATTCTTGAGAGCCTCGTGTATGAGGTATCCAGCGACCAAGCAGCTGCCGCATACCGTCAGAAGACGTACAGCGAAGGGCGGCCGCCCCTGCTCTATATGAGCACTGAGCAGTCAATAGGGCCGAAGAAGGCGCGTGAGCAGGGACAGCGATTCAAAAACGAGTATATGCAGCCGGGCGGCGAGGTCAAGGGCGTACCCGTAATGTATTCCGGCATGGAACTCCAATCCCTAGGGCTTGACCCGGATGCTTTCCAGATGCTTGAAAGCCAAGAGCTTGACCATGACGTAATCTTCCGCGTAACCGGAATAAACAGCGCGTATCTGGATCAGGGCTCCAATCGGGCGGAGGCCGAGCAGGCCGAGCGATCAATTCTGAAGGGAACTATTCAACCCCTCCTTACTCAAACGGCGTATCAGTTGACGCTGAGTTTAAAGCAGGCGTTCGGGGCAGACGAGGGCGCCCTTCGCGTCGTGCCGCCAGATGTGCGGCCGCAGGACCCTAAGCAGACCGAAGAGGTCAATCGCAAGCGGTTGGAGCGAGGCGTGACGCCCGCCCAGATTATGCGGGAGCGGGGCGAAGAAGTGCCAGCGGAGCATGAAGAGATGCTTGATCAACCTTTTCTCCCGAAAGGGATCGTCCCAGCCGGGCAGTCGCAAAGCCCACTTGCGCCGCGTGACGGGAATGCGGGGGATTTTCTGTAGGCTCGGATGCTGGCGACATCCGAGCCGCAACACGCCGGATGCTTCGGGATGAGGCGCCGACCCTTCAGGAACTAACTGAGGAGTGGCAAGCCATCGACCAGCGGCGCCGGCAAGTCGCGGGGCCGCTGTTCTGGGATCTTCGCCAATACTTCCGTATGCTCGCCGACAGAGCCGAGGGGCGGATTCGTGAGGGAACCTTCCAGCTGCAAGGGAGCATCGCCATACGCGAAGGCGCGCTTGCCGCGGAGAAAATCCTTCCGATTCAAGAGATTCTTGCGGACTTGCAAGAGGTATTTGGTGAGCATACAGCAAGCCTTGTGCGCCATGGCGTAGAGGCGGCTTCCCAAAGGGTGGACGCCAACCCCGACTTCGACCCCACTGACCCCAGCGTTCAAGAAGTCCTTGAGGCGCTGAATCGACAGGCGAGGGGTATCAGCCGCACGACGCAACGCGATATCAACGAGGAGATCCAAGAGGCGGCCACCGAAAACGAAACGCTTTCAGAGGCAGCAGACCGCGTCGCACGCCGCCTCCGCCGGATGGCAGACGGGGACAAAGACACAAGCACGGATATTAGCCAGAGCCGTGCCCGCCGTATCGCGCAGACCTCAACCACTACAGCGTTCGAACGGGGTCAGCAGACCGCATTTAAGGACTTGGACATGTACGGGATGCGCTGGCTTTCCCAGCGCGATGGCCGCGTTCGAAGAGGGCACCTTGAGGCGGACGGGCAGCAAGTCAGAATGGGACAGCCGTTCCGGATCGCCCCTGATCCGGCGACCCCTGACGAAAACCTTCGCTTCCCCGGCGACCCAAAGGGAAGCCCGGCCAATATTATCAACTGCCGGTGCACGGCACTCCCAATCCGTGACCGCGAGACCTTTGAGGAGAAGCAGGAGCAGAAACCCGACCTATCAAACTTGTCCTAGCCATGGCTGAACTCCTACCTGTTCCAGAAAAGGCGAGCGATAAGGACCGACAGCGGATTGAGCAAGTGAACCGCAATCTCAAGATTCGCGAACAGTACCCACGTCTACGTGAAGAACATGGCTGGCAACGCGCGCAGTCAGTGCTTGCAGATAGGCATCACTGCTCTACACACACGATCCAAAAGGTTCTTGAGGAGCGCCGATAGAGATCAATAGACTGTAGTTATATCCCTATCTCTACTCCTCTACGCACATACTGTGCGCAACCATCGTCGTATCTCGCAGCATATGAGATATGAGGTGTCCTTCTATTTTCGCATGCCCCTCACGTAACAGCATCTGAGGGTTTACGATCAACCATATACCCGATCCATGATACGTGCTGACGTCGAAGATTTAAGTGAAGGGGATATGGTCACTTGGGACTCCGCTGGTGGGGCGGCCTATGGCATGATTGATACAGTTGCAATGGGGGAAACTGTCAGTGGGAGCCTAGAGCCGGGCGACACCGAACACAACACGTCAGAGGATAATCCCGGGCTGGTCATCGAGCTTGTAGAGCGAGATGAGGACGGAGAAATCGCTGGAACGGGCGATACAGTGTTCCACCGACCGGATACCGTTTCGGTGGCCGATAAGGGCGATGTGCCGCAAAGGTCCGTTCATGATGGCGAAAGTTCTTACGATGGCGGGAGTTATCGAGCCGTTCTCCCAGACGCGAACATCCGACAGACTGCCGATGAGGATACTGTGACCGTGCAGTTCATGACGGAAGGCGTCGCACGAGATGGGATGGTCCTTGACGCGGACGGCATTGACACGGATGCATTCGAGCAGAATCCGGTCGTCCTCTGGTCGCACGGCACCGATCCCCGACGCGGAGACGAGCCGATCGCGAAGGCCTCCAACCTCCGCAGGAACGGCGATGGGTTACTTGCCGATGTGACGTTTGCCGAAGATGAGTTTGCGCAACGTATTCGCGAGAAGGTTCGGAACGGTTTCGTGAACGCTGTGAGCATCGGCTGGCGGACTGAAGACATGAATCAAAGTGGGGACGTGCCAACCGTCACGCGTGCCGACATGACCGAGTTCAGCTTCGTTGCTGTGCCTGCTGACACGGACGCACTCGTGCAGGAGCGGACGGCTGTCAGCGAAGTGCAGCACAAGATGGAACGACTGGAACGTAAGATTCAAGACTTAACTAAACGGGCAGAGGCCACGGCCACGTCGCCGCAAACTGACTCCGGCAGTGAGGGTACGCCCTCACCGTCCGATGATGAGAGCCGCGACGCCGCCCAAGACCAGGCGCGATACGTGCGCCTTAGCACACTCCGCAAACTTAAGCGGGAGCAGAAAAAGGAGAGACGGCAACTCATTCGCACTGAACTCAAAAAAGCACTTGGGATGGCATAATGGCCGATTCTACCAACACCGACGAACCCGACACCAACGAGCAGGACCCTGTTGTTGACGAAGAAACGGCGCGGGAGCTGCTCAACGACGACGACACCGACATGAGCGAGACCGTTCGCGAAGAACTTGAGGACCTGATCAGCGAGCGGTCTGAGGAATCTCAGCAGGAGCGAGACATCGCCCCGAGTGGCGGTAACGTTCGCGTGACGCGGGACTATAATGAGCAGGAAGCCGTGATGGCCCGTGAGACGCTCGGGCTCATTGTCAACGCCCGAAACCCTCGCCAGGCGCAGGACCACGCCGAGCGCCTTATCCGCGGCGGGCACTACGGCCGCGACGTGACAGAGCAGGCGCGCGCGAGCGGTGATTTTTACTCTACTGTCGTGGATGCAGATGGTGGTCTGCTTCTGCCTACGCAAGTCCGGGATCAGATTGAGGAGATTGCTGATCAGGTAGGGGTTGCACGTGAGATCGTTGACACATTCGAACAGATCGAGGGCACCATCCGTGTTCCAGCCGCCACCGGCGTTGAGGATCAGGCCGACTTCGTGGCGGAAGGTGGCACGATTACCTCGAACAAGCGAGCGTTCCAAAGCGTCGAGCTAAATCCGCAAAAGGTGGCTCAGATTGTGCCTTGGACCTATGAGGCGCAGGTTGAGCTCGCTCCGCAGATCTTAAGCGACGTACAGCGAGCCATTGCCCGTTCCTTCGCTCGGGCTGAAGACGACGCGCTTTTGAATGGTGACGGCTCGTCGAGTTACAACAGCATCGATGGGTTGTTTTCCTCCAACAAGAGCGTACCGACATTCACGATTGGCTCCGGCGCAGACACGGCCGAGGACCCCGCCAACATCACGCCGGAGGAGCTGATCTTGGCACGGAATGAGGTTGACCCTGGGGCTCGTATGCTGCCGGATCTCTACTATGTCTTCCACCCCGACATGCGCAACGTCTTCCTTACCAAGAAAGACGATAACGGTGACTTTCTTTTCGAGGAAGACTTCCGCGAGGGCGGAGACGACGCCGATCAGATCCGAAGCGTGGAGGTGCTCTTTACCGAGGTGCTCCCACAGCCGGGGAGCTCTCAGCCATCTACGAAGTTTGGCACACTGGTAAACGGGATGTACGTCAAGATGGCGACCGGTCAGGGCATCAGTACGGAGGAGCTTCGCACCGGCACCGTGCAGGACGCTGACACAGGTGCCGACATCAACCTCGCCACCCAAGACCTTCGGGCCCTCAAAGCGCGGCGGTTCTTCGACTTGGACTTCAACTTCGACCAGGCGGCGGTAAACTTTGAGACATCGACCACCACCTAATCGAAGTAATGCAACCCTAGTGGTAGCGGCAGGGGGTGCCCCTGCCGCTGTCATTATCCCAAGACTTAACATGGTATACGAGATGCAACGTAACGGCGGTTGTACAGGCGCAGAGACGGGACAGGTACGCTCATTCAGAAAGGGAGAAAAGATTCAGGCGCCCAAGGGGGAGTTTGCTCATCTCCCAGACTCTGCGACTCGCGCCCTTGAGTACGAGGATCGGCAGGTGAACGCCAAGCCTCGATATGTCGTCGAGGACGGGGGAAAGGGATGGTATAAGGTTCGCGATACCCAGAGCGGCGAGTACGTCGGCGGTGAGTCAGCGCGGGACCGTTCAGAAGCTGATGCAAACGCTAAGAGGCTAAACGATGCCGACTGAGCCGACCGATTTGCTTACCGTGTTGGAGGTTCAGGCCACCGCACAGGGCGCGAGCGACGATGTAACGGACAACCCCGACGAGGTGGTTGAGTCTGCAATCCGTGACGTCCAAGGCATGGTTGAAAGCTACTTAGATATGCCGCTGCTTGCTCACAAGCGCACCGAGCGACTAGAACGTCACAACTGGACCCGCGACCAAACGGCGGGCGGGCAAGAATGGCTTGCGTGGGCGGACCATCAGCCGATCATTGAGGTCGTGAGCCCTGAGGGTGTAGGCCAACTTGCAGGACGCCGGTTCGTGAACGGGCGCCCTGAGGCGTGCCGCATTCGATACTTTGCCGGTTACCGCCGAAGCGACCAAACGAGCGGCGAGCAGCAAGGACGCTTTACGGACCTGAACACTGAGCCCCAACAGTTGCCGAGCGACATCCGCCGAGCAGCAATGGAACTCGTGATCTTCGTGATCGAGCGCGCGGGGCAAGTGCCGGGAATCAGAGACCGAGAGATTACCTTTGGTGGCGGGCAGCAAATTCGAACGAGCGGCGTGGATACCGGATTCGTTGGTCGCGTGCTCAGCCGCCTTGACAATTACAAAGTGATGTTGTAGCGATGGCCCTGACTTCTAAACAGGCCGCCGACCAACTTCGAGAGGCGAAAAACTTTAAGCCTTTCGTTGAGGATGTGCTTCGGCGGGGCGGTCGCCTGATCGGGGAGCGCACGGTTAACCGCTTCATGCGGGACACCGGCCCAGTCGATGAGAAAAATCCCTTAGGCGGGCGCGGAAGCCTGAGGCAGCAGACGGGGCGGCTTGCCCGATCGTATTTGCAGGCAAGGGGGCGAGTTGCAGACACGGACGGTGCTGGAGAATCCATCGTAGACATCGAAGCGGGCGAGCTCGGTGGTGTCCTTGTGAAGGGTTCGGGCGTGCCCTACGCTGGCGTTCATGAGCGCGGGTTTCAAGGCGTGCAGAGGGTGTCAGCGCACACCCGACGGATTGAGCAGGCATTTGGCGAGCCCATTTATCCGACAACGGTTCAGGTATCATCACACAACCGACCGATGCAGATTCAGGCACGACCGGCTTTAGGGCCTGGGTTGAACGCCGCCAGCTCAGATGTAGCCGAGTTTAGTCGGCAGCGACTCCTTGAGTTAGTTGATGAGGCTTTCAGTGGCTGATACAGACGATAAACTTACCGCTTTGGCTGGGCACCTTGAGGGCGGCCTGAACGCGGAAAGAAGCGGCGTCACCACCCAGACTCGGTATCGGCGTGCCAGCGAAACGGGCCGCAATCGGGGCGACCAGCGAGACCTGCTAGGCAACCCAGTATATTACTTGGAGGTTTTGCCTTCGCGGGCTACCCGCGAAGAGCGCGACCCGAGTGGGACAACAGTGCGACGAGAGCACACGTTTCAAGTTGTGTTTATGCTTGAATATGAGGACGGGGACCCCCGAGCGGGATCGTCGCAGCCAGAGTACAATGACCTTTTCGACGCCCTCTATCAAGCGGCAGGGCAGGGATATTTGGACACGAGTGCAGGTCCGCAGATCATGCGGGAGGGGGGTGCGGAGCACGGGTTCACCGCATTGGGTAGCCGCGGCGAAGTCATTGTCCACGAGGCTACTTTCGATGTTACTCTACAAGACATGAATCAGCAGTAAGCCATGCCGAACGTACGAGATGTAATTACTGAGGTGGAGTTCCTGATTGGCACAAATCCGTTTGAGGCTAGCAGCGATCCATTTGATGGGACGAACGCTGTGAAGGCCGCCCGCTTGAATGAAGGCGATCGCCCGACCGATGAGGCCGAGACCGCCACGAACATTGATGGGCGCGAGACAGCCGCGGGGCACACGTCCTCAGTTACATATGCAATCAAGAAAAAGACTGGCACCGAGGCGATTATCGATGCCCTGATCAATGCTGAGGACGACAACGAACAGGTGTGGGTGAAAGAGACATACCGCCCGCAAGGGAGTGGCGGCACAGAGTACACCCAAATCTTCGGTGATAAAAACACTGGCGCAAGCGTGATGATCGAGGAGTCTGGCGAGGGCTTTGGCGGCTTTCAGTTGTACAATGTGCAGCTGCAGTCCAGCTCCGCCCGCGCCGGTCAGTTGATCAATGACGAGCCGACCTACTCCTAGCAGATAGTAAACTATGAGTTGGCGTGAGCAGGATGGCAGTCTAGAGCTTGATCCACCCTTGGAGCTGATTGAGCCAACTGATGTGACGCTCGACAAGCTAACAAATGGTTGTTACCTGCTTGGGGTTGACCCTGACGATGTGCTCGCAGGCAAGCCGGTAGAGCTTCCAGAGCACCCGCCCTTGGCGACAGCCGACCAGTTCTTGCGCTTGACAGTCAAGAACTATGATCAGTACGACTTTTGGGAAATGCAGTATGGGCGAGCCCGAGCGATCCTCGGTGTTGCGGCGGACCATTTTATCAAAGCACCCGCCAAGAAGTAGAGGCGGCGGGTGCGCTCGTAGGCGGCTTCTCTGATCTCCTAGAGGGATGGTATCCGGAGAAAAAGCGAGCGAAACAGCTCATCGCTGGAATGCGGGCAGTGCTCGCCAAGCGCTGCGACCCAGCCGATTACGACTACATGACGTCGTGGCGCCTACGGCGGCTCATAGTGTACCTAGAAGAGACCCGCGTCCAATCACGATTCGACGACCTACACGATGGCTAAGACAGTATCTGTACGTTTGGAGCTTGATTCAGCAGGCGCAATTGACCGCATCGAGTCAGCCGGCCAAGAGTTCGAACAGCTTGCTGAGAGCGAAGATGAGGCCGCCAAGGCTGCGGAGCGCTATGATGAAGCAGCATCCGACTCGGCGCAGGCAGCCGAACAGCAGGCTCAAGCGAATCAAGATGCCGCCCAAGCCGCCGAGCGAAGCTCGCAAGCCCAACGTGAGGCGGCGCAGTCCGCCCAGCGATACGCCGCCGCCACAGATCGGGTAGCGAGCAGCTCTGGCAACGCATCGCAGGTTATTTTCTCAACGGGCGACGCCATTCAGGACGTACAGTTTGGCATGGCGGGAGCCGCGAACAATATCGCTTTTGTTGCCGAGAGCTTCGCGGAAATGCAACAGCAGGCAGGTGGGGCACGGGCAGCGCTTTCTGGCGTATTTGCAGCCCTCAAGGGGCCTGCAGGCATCATTCTGGGGCTTCAAGCGCTGCTGGCGCTCGGTCCTCAGATCGCAGACTTCTTCCAGTCGTGGATTGAGGGGGCTGAGGAGACAACGGAGAAGCAGAAAGAGCTCAAGGAGGAAACGAGGGGGACCGTGGAAGCCTTTTTGGATCGCCTGCGGGACGACCCAAAGCAAGCAGCTGCGGCGATTGACGTGCTGACCACAGCGATAGATGAGCTGGAGCAGCAAACGGCTGAGGCGTTTCGTCAGGGGGCGACTGACTCAATCAAGGACACGAGCGACACCTTGAAGACGCTTCGGGCGACACTTGAGGCCGTGCGAGGACGAAGTCAGGAGACGGAGGAGGCGTTCTTGGCGCTCACGGAGCTGGGAATTCCGCCGCAAACGGCCGAAAAGCTCATTGACATTGCCAACGCATCCAGTGAAGCAGAAGAGGAAACGAGGGACCTAGTCAGCGCGAGTGAACTGTTGCAGCGTGCAGTCCGGCAGATGAGTAGTCTTCCCGATGATGCACTTGTGCCCCAAAACATTCCGGACCTCAACCAAGAGTTGAATCTCCCAGCGCTCGCGTCGGATCTACAGGACGTTCAGGATCTCTTAGGCGCTGGAATGCTCAACTCCGTCGGTAGCGTCACGGCTGCGCTAGGGAGCTTGGATCGGATGTTTAATCAAGCGACCTCCGACCAGAAGAGGCGTCAGATTGAGGAGCTCCGTCAGGTATTGCGTGGGATGCGGGAGGATATGTCCGACCTAGAACAAAAGACAGTTCAGGTCGGGCAGATGCTAGAGGGGTTTTTAGCAAGTGCAGTAGACGAGCTTACGACGGCTCTCATTGAGGGAGAGAATCCGATGATTGCTTTTGCGCAACTGATTGGACAGTTATTTCAGCGAATGGGCAAAGCCTTTATCGCTGCTGGCGTTGCTCAGAGGTCAATCGGCGTTCCTGGTGCAGCAATCGCCTCAGGAGCTGCATTAGTCACTGCCGGGGCGGCCATTCAATCAATTGCAGGAGGTGTGGGGAGCGGAAGTAGTGGTAGCCCACGCAGGGGAGGGTCAACAACTGGTTCAGGGAATTCCTTAGCAACTGGTGGAGAAGTCGAACGAGGACTTGACGTTCCCGGGCGTCGTCGAGGCGGTCCTGTTCGCGGCGGGCAGGTGTACCGGACTCACGGACTCGGGAATCGAGAATTTTTCGTCCCCAATACAGACGGTGAGATCATGACGCAGGGGGCGCTCAACGCAACTGCACCGACACGATCCCCCTCTAGTCAGAGAGTGAATGTGCAGACAGAAAATAATCTGAACGTTGACGTGAGCGAACCAGACTTGTTTGAGTTGCGAGCTCAACTCAATGAAATAGAAAATGAGGTATCTCAGTTAAGATGATTGTATTACTTATAGGTTACATCTCCCATCTCTAGGGAGCTGGCAATATCCACAAGTACACTATAAGCCCTCTTCGGGCGACCAGTCGTCCATTTTGCTTCATTCGTCGCATCGCCACTGAATGAACTACCTGTGCCTGCACTAATACCTGCTGCCATTGAGCTTGCGACTCCCCATGACCCGGTCAGCCTCGCAGTTGCGGTGCCTTGTCTTTCTTCGATAAACACTTGAATCGCCAATGTTGTCTCTTGACCGATCCCCTTTGTTGTTGTAGTAATTGAGATTGGGCGATTACTTGATTGAAATCCATAACCGCGCCGCCCTAATTGCTGATAGATGTTTTGATAGAGAGAGTCAGCCTGCACGTTTGATTCGACTAATACCTTTGATGCTTTGCTTGGTATCGAGCTTTTCTGCTGGGATGTTAGGCTTTCAGATGCTGACACACAACCAGTCAGCAAAGTAGCGATCACCAGATAACCTAAATATCTCATACCGCAATTGGGGCTAGATTTCGAAAAGTCAATTTGGGCTTTCATGAGCCAGCTCATCTACAAGTCACCAATACAAACGGCGAGGGGGCCCGCTGAGGTTCGCATCACCGACACAGCGCCGAGCCCACAGACACCGAGTCTTTCTGAGCGGCCGGCACTCGGTGGGATTGAACTCAAGATGGGGGATGAAGGCTCGACAGCGCAGGGGTTCCCGACAACACTCGGGTCATCCTTTGAACTGCGTATTCCCGACCCTAGATACCACTTTCAGGACCTTTTTCTTGCAGTCTTCGACGATCGTAGATTCGAGGTCGAGTTAGAGATTCCTCAAACCGGCACTTGGAAGGGGTATGTAAAAAGCACTTTACAAACGCGGCGGGCCTCTCGGAAAACAGCGAAGGGCATCACGACGATCAAGTGCTTCGATGGGATCGCGTTACTGGGAGAAGATAGTACGGCCATAAACGCCCGCGCCACTGATGTACTGACGTTTCTGGAAGAGGCGTTCGCCGTCGCGAATCCGGATCTACCGATTCTCTTTTACAGCGACTTGAAGGCAACGACGATAGAAGGAAGCGATATTGGATTTGCTAGCCTGCGACCAATCGCTAAAAACGCTCGCTCCTACGAACCCCCTGAACCAAACGGACCGAGCGGCGAGCAACTAGAAGACGGGATTGAGGGGGACACTCTGAGAGAGCAGCTTGACACTCTTGCCGAAAAGATCACGGCCGTCGCGTACCAAGACATTCGACAAGGCGCATGGGCCTTCATCGATGTCGCCGCAGTCGGTGCGAACGTTACAGGCAAGCGATACAACGGAGGCGATTGGTCATCATACACGCTGCCGGAGCAGACTCTTTACATCGATGCTCAGGCTGTAGCGCTGGAAGATGAGCAGGAGGCGTTGAAAACTGAAGAGTCGGTTCGTGCGGTTTGCATAAACTTGCGGAATTGGCTCACTGATCCTGGCTTCGAGGCCAGCCTAAATGGAACAGACCTTGAGTTTTGGAAGCAAACGCAAGTCGAGAGGAACAGTGATGGGTACTTGATCGACACGAGCAGCGATTCTTCTACGGTTGAGGGCGTGCAGGTCGTTGACTTTAGCGAAGTGGATATTTACGGCAGGGTCGACGTCTTTCGGTTGCTCGTGACTGACACACGAAATCACGTCTTGGAGTTCAAGATCACTTACGGGAATGGTGATACATCCACAGCGAGACGAAATGTGGCAGATGATCGATTGTATTCAGAAATTGATCCAGACGGGGGGCACTCTGAGGTTGAATCTGTGCGGGTGAGCCTGAACCCAAATTCCTCCGACCCACTTCAGACTGCTTCTTTTGAGCTGCTTCAAAAACTCACCAACAATGCAGTTAGTAGCGCAGGAACTAACAATAAATACCGAGTCGTCGATACAGTTTGCTACAAAGCCTCCGACGAGTCTGGGCGCTCGACAATTGAGCCGGAAGCTGGTGGACTATTGACCGTTTTGGCTGACAATAGCGAATCGCCAGTGGAAAAATGGAAGTCTTCGCGCTACGACTCTAGCCCATACGACCGCCTTGGCCGCTGGCGCGCAGTCAATCTTCTCTCCCTTCGGCCGCCGCCGTACGAACGGCTCCGCACCAGTCTCATCGGCGAATGGGTACCTCTTGGAACGCGGCTTAAAATGGAGAAGCCCGATGAAGATCGACAAAACGTGTTCATACCACTAAAGGGACGCACGCTGACAATCAGCCAGAGTCGCGCTGAGACGAGCCTTGAAGACGTAGAGCTCCCACGAGCAGTCACGGACAAAATTTGATTATGCCAACGTTTAGGCGACGACATTTTCAGCGTATCGTGTTTTGGCAGGAAGCCGTCGGGAATGTGCTCGACTTGCCGCCTCGCTATTGCCGGGCAGCGGCCGGACCATCTGTTGAGCAAGATAGCACCATAAACGCCGCTGGTGGGGAGACAGCAACGAGCCGCACCCACATCATTGAGGTGCCCTTAATGGAAGATGAGTCGACAGAGCTAGCTGAGATCATATCGGAGCTTTCGGCTCTGTATCGTCATCGCGTTGGTGCCATCCTGCTTGGTAGTGATGGCAGCCAACACCTTAGTTGGGCACAGCCGAGTTCGATCACGACAGCCCCTGAGGAGAACAACTTCTTCGGGATGGCTTCAGCGGTCGTGCGGCTGCAAACAAATGTATTTCACTCGCCAGTCGGGGAGTCGAAGAACATCATTAACCAAATTCCTTGGGAGGGGACGAGCACACCCGGTAGCCCAGATACCGTGAAAGCCGTTACATTTCTTGATGATGAGCGCCTTGTGGCTCACAACCCAAATACTTCATCTATCTTCTTGTACGGGGCATGGGATAGTTCAACATTAAGGCGTTTCCAGACGCCCTCCAACCTCAGCACTAGAGAAATTTCCTCCTATAACGCCCCGCCCGAGGAACTTTTAGCACGTGACCCGGCAAACGGGGAAATTGTTCGGTTTGACCTCGACGGTAATGAGCTCGGCCGCATTGACCCGAAGGATGAGTTTGCAAACGATATCGACATTGGTGGAATTACGGTTGCGGATGGTGATCTTACGGTCCTCGACGTAAATGATAACCTGCATAGATACAGTGGAATTCCCTCAGGGTCTTCTTCCGCAGGAAAGTCAGTGAGTGTCTCAACTGATGAGGGAGAAGAGATAGTTTACGATGGGGAGTCAAGGGATATCTTCACTGTGAAAGTTTCTGGTTCGACAGTCACTCTCCGACGACATGATGGGGTGAGTGCCACTGTAACTGATAGCACCTTCATAATCAGAGATGAGATCGCAATCAGTGACGGGGAGCTATTTTTCAGAGATGACAACAAAATCGAAAATGATGGCCGCATTCCAGCTACCGGGTTTCCAGACTCAAGCAAGGGGTCAGCCGAGCTGAATAGAAAAATGCCGCTTCGGGTTCGGGATAGCACTACAGGCCGTTCAGAGCGTGGCTATTACGGCCCGACTTGGATGGCCGGACATGAAACGAGCGTAGATATAACAGGCATTCCGTCTGTTGTCTCATCCAGCCAACCGATTATTTTGGATATCACACTGCCGATCGGCTCAGCAGAACTCCGGCTGCAAGGCGTTACGGGGGAGCTCGATGGACTAGACTTCGGTGGCACAGCGCTAAATGTAAATGATAGCAGTCGGATCGGCAGCCCGCCAGAGATACTGCTTGAAGGCGGTAAATACAGCGGGTTAGGCATTGACTCCCTTTCTGTTTGGGCGCTTAGGAATCGGGTCGAGGATGCTGTAGAGCGACCACAACTCGTGCTTCTAAGCGGAGGAACGCCAAGAGGGCCGCTTCGGGGCGGTTACTCCGAAGATCCTGTGTCCAGCCCGCAGTGGGCAGCCGAGGCAGTTACGGCAGTCGCGTTTGATGTCGATGCAAACGCAGGAGACGAGCTTTCTATTTCGGTCACACAAGCGCCTGGCACCAGCAACTACACAGGACAAATCTCAGGGGACGGCGAGTCAGTGAAGGGGACATCTGCCACCTTCACCTACGAAAATGCTGGCATATATACGCCAGAGATGGTCGCCCAGCCGGACTTTGAGGGCCTAACGGAGGTGAGGTATAGCGGCCCGATCGACATCGCGACGCACGACGGACATGCGGACTTTAAAGACTTAGTGTCCATATTTATTGGCGCTGCTCAGGGTGGTGGTGGAGAGAACGACACTGCCACCCCTTTCGGCACGCCGGATGACGCATTTTTTGACCATGCAACCGAAATCAGGACAAAAAGCACAAACGCACTCGCGTTTTCTCCGGACTTGTCACAAGTTCCAGACCGGTATGAAATTATTCGACTTCCGGTCACAGACTTATCCGGCACCCTCAGCAAGAACCCAGCTTCAGCAAAGGAAATCTCCTATGAGCGCACGAATGTGACAGGGATAGCAGATGCCTCGACTACTCCGTCTGGATTGGAAGTTTACATTCTACGTCTACAAGGAAAGATCGACCTTTACCATAAGGGCGTTTCGGAGGTTACCCAAAACCAGCTAACACACGTCAACTTCAGACAAAATGAAAAACAAGATGACCCCAGGTATCTGGCTCTCGGTCAAAGAAATCTAGAAAATTGGTACGATAGATTCACCAAAGGAAGTTTCAATAGCACATCGGATCTGTCGGGGAATGTAACCTCGTCGGAGGCATCGGGTTGGGGTCTTACACAAGGGGACCCTATACTGCCTCCAGCGCTACAGAGACTACGTATGCAGCGCACACAGATGGACAAGGCGCCGACGGATTTCTCGCAGTCGTCTGCCCTTACGTACTTTGGCGCTAATCGTCGTGTGCATGATGGTAACGAATGGCCATCTGGCCATTTAGATGTTGTCTTCACTGCACTCTACAATGACCGATCTGTCCCTTCAAGCCTCACGCTCAATTTAGACGAAAGGTATTTTGACGGCACTGTAGATCCGGCCCTTAGTGAGCCTGCATCGTCTTTGAGCCAAGATACGCTCGACAAGATTGTTGGGGTTGGCTCCTATTCCCTGGATGGTCTGATCGACTACTTTGACTCGATAAAGCACGGTACCCTATGGTCTTACAGCAGGGTCTCCGTCGATCCGTCAGCCGATCAGGTCCGGGTTTCCGGCGACCAGACTACCCTCCTCTACTACACGAAGGACTCAAATGGCTCTTGGGTCGAGGAGACGAAAGACCGCTTTGAGGTAGGGGCAGAGCTTCGCCTGATCGACGTATCTGACGCAGGCGTCTACACCATCGCGTCATCGAGCTACGACTCGGACGCCGACGAAACCGTAATTGCAGTGGACGAGGACCTTACCGACACAGACGCAGGCGGCTACTTGGTCGGTGCGACCTTCATTCCAAACTACACCTAAATTGTTATGGGTACGACTATTCAGTACAAGGATACCCTTCCGGAAAGCGCGTCCCATCTCGACGACGGGGAAGGTGGATACTCAGAGATCTGGGCACGTACGGAAGACCGTGTGGCACGCCTACAAGAGGGCACAGGCATTTCGCTGCGCGACGAGCAGGCCCCAGGGGCGCCAATGAAAGTCTTAGAGCGGCGCGGGTGGGACGTCATCCCTGCAGAGGGCCTTCCAGCCGATGGCGCGATCGTTACGCCGAGCGACACCTACCATCGCCGACACAGCCAAATCTGGCGCTACTGGATCACAGCGCCGAAGAACCTGATCGGGGGCGTGCGTCAGTTTGTGGCCGCTGCTGAGTCAGGAGGGCTGCCTGAAGGATGGACTGAGAAGACTGCTGAGGACGCTCATAAGGACCAGTATGTGCTGTGCTCCTTCTCGCTTGGCATGGATGGGGCGCGTAGCTTAGGAGCTGAACAACAAGCTCTAGGCTCGCTAGCGAGCCTGCCAGACGACGTGCATTTCTTTCAACGCTTGGCCGACCTCGATGGCTTCACTGGCATTGAAAAGCAGTCGAGGCAGCCAACTGCGCTTTCAAAGCAGCTCTACGCCCCAAGAGATCTTTTTCAAGCCTCCCATCCCGATGCAAGCGACATGAGGGGCAGTTCGGTCACGGAGTCTGATGTTCTCTCACTTACTGGCCTGAGCCTTACATGACTCTTTTCCCAGCGATTCGTCAAGATGGTGCGGGCGAGACTTGGTGTCTCCAGGAGCGGTGGGAGGGTGCTGGGCTACGCCTCCCGAATGGCTTTTGCTTCCGCCCTTCTATCCCGAGACCTATCTGGCCACTCGTCTCGCCTCTAGAGACGCTTACCGCCTCCGCGCCGCATGATTATTTATATCGGCACAGGCAAGGCACGAGGCAACGGGCAGATCGGCTGTTTGCGCTGATCATGCGCAAGCAGGGGCAGTCAGAGTGGCGTGTCGTGCTCGCCTACTATACCGTACGGCTCTTCGGGTGGGCATGGTGGTATACTTGATTGTTATTCAAGGTGCTCTGATCTAGGGTACACCCTAGAAAAGATCCTCGTGCTGCTCGTCCAGCTCTTCGTCTCGGATTGAGCGGAGGTAGTGTTCTGTTGTCGACAGGTCTTTGTGATCAAGCGCCGCATTGATCTCTTGGATCGACCAGCCCGCATCCAGCATCCGCTGGGCAGCCGAGTGCCTCGCCACGTGCGTCGAGAGCTTGACGTCGAGGCCTGCCGCTTTCTGTATCTCCTTCAGCTCTTGATTAACGCGACGGTTCGTCTTCCGAATCGCAGATCCAATCCCAGCCTTGGTATTCCAATCTTCCTCGCGGGCATATAGCCGGAAGAACGGAAAGACAAAGCGCGTGTCCGGAGGGCGGTAATAGTCAAGAATATCAGCAGCCTTGGGCACGATTTTCAGGTCTTTCTGTGCACCTGTCTTCCGCATCTGATACTTGATCCTACCGACCCTAGCCTGATCCCATTCGAGGCTAGAGACATCAGACCAACGCATTCCAAGCATGTAGAGGGCCAAGAGCCACGCCCGCAAGGCGTGAGACGGAAGCCCCCCATCCACGAACCGAGATTCGCCTGCCTCGATCTGCTCTCGTAGTTCTTCGAGCCTGCTTATTCCGCTGGCTCCAAGCGGCGTCTTGCCTGTCCGCTCGCGGCGGAGCGTCACATCGTCGAAGGGATACTCTGCTTTTGGGAAGAGGTTGTCCCGGATCGCCATGTTGACCACGCGCCTCACCACGCGCATCGTCTTGTGGATGGTGTTGATCGAGTTGCCTCGCTCTTCTGACTCCCATGTCATGTACTCCTCTAAAAGCGAAGGAGTAACTTGCAGTGGCGAGAGTTCAATGTCCTCTACCCCACGGGTTTGCCCCAAAAACTCCCTCCACTTGGACACGGCTGTCATGTGACTGCGACGGGTGCCAGCGTTATCGTACTCTGTCTGGATGCGGTCCTCGGCGTAGTCCAAGAGGCCCTCCTTTCCTACAGGATCGTCGCCCGGAGCGAGTTCATCCTCAACCGCCGCCTTGAGGCGGTCAGCAGTGATGCGCCGGGGGCTGGCCCTCAAGGAGGTGAGGGCGTCTTGCGCCTTCGACTCAATCCGGCGCAGGGCGCTGTTGATCTCTCCGTGTTTGCGGTGTCCACGCGTCACCGAGTCCCCACGCCAGTAGTTTCTGTCTACTTTGAGGTCGGTGGTCAGGAACCTCTGCTCAGATTTGTGTTCAATACGGATGCGCACTTTGCTTAGGCCGTCCGTGTCGGTGCGCTTTCGGCACTGGAGTGATACGGATGCCAT